TGCTGTCGCCCTTCTTTGGGGGTGGTAGTTTTGAACTCTATCTTACTACAAAGGGCTATCACATTCGAGGCAACGACCTTTTCAAACCGTTGTACACCTTTTGGCAAACATTAAAGGAGTCATCTGAGGATATTAAGGATGCTGTAGAAAGCGTAATGCCTGTGACTAAAGAGTACTTTCAGGAACTCCGTACAAGTATTCAGACAATGACTGACCCCTTGGAAATAGCTGCTGCGTATTATATTATTAATCGTTGCTCGTTCAGTGGTGCAACATTCTGCGGTGGATTCTCGAAAGAGGCGTCTACAGGACGGCTCAATGAGTCTTCCCTTGAGACTCTTCTTGCTACAAATCTAGAAAACGTCACATTCTCCAATCTGGACTGTAAGATGTTTCTTGCCGCAAACCCTGAAAGCGCCGATACAGTCATTTATGCTGATCCGCCGTATTACATCAGTTCGTATATTTATGGTAAAGACGGTGACATGCACGAAGGGTTCGACCACGCAGGCTTTGCCGCAGCGATTAAGCAGCGCCGTGACTGGATGATTAGTTACAACGATTGTCCTTATATTCGTGACTTGTACAAGGATTGCCGAATTGAGAAGGTGACGTGGTCATATGGGATGGACAATGGGAAAAAAGGGTCATCAGAGATACTTATATTACCATTATAACGACCCGGCAAATATTTTTATATCATACGCAAAATTTGAGGAGTAGTTAGGGGCTAAAGGAAAAAACTAGATTACAAGTAGGTATATGTGTTATGCTTAACTTATACAAATTGTTATGTGCTTTTGCGAGTATTTTGACCGTTGCCGGTCAAGGAGCAGCTGGTACTGTTTCAGCATCTCCTAGTCATATTTCTGTTATTTCACCGAGCTCTATTGCGGGTATTTCCCTAAGTGGCACCGCAACTCGCTCGCATCCTATTTCTCCCACCGCCACTGACACTGCGACTATTTCGCGCTCTCGTGGCGTTGTTTCTTCCACCGCCACGCGAACTCGCGCAGTTATTTCCCCAAGTGCTACTGGCTCGCGTGCTGTTGGCACTCTATCTGCTACTATTTCGCGATCGCATGCCGTTATTTCCCCTACCACCACGGCATCACGCACACGTCCAGGTGCTACCCCATCTGCTACTGATACTGCCACGCGAAGCAGAGCGGTCGCTTCTTCTACGGCGACCATTTCGCGAAGCCGACCAGTTGGAACATCTTCAGCCACGGATACGGCAACACGCACACGTCCAGGTGCTACTCCATCCGCTACGGATACCACAACACGATCTCGTGGCGTTATTTCCCCTACTACCACAGCATCACGCAGCCGAGGTGCTACCGCTACTGCGACCTTTAGCCGAGGTGCTACTCCGTCCGCTACGGATACTGCTACACGAAGCCGTGGTATAGGCACCCCTTCAGCCACATTGAGTCGAAGCCGAGGCGCCACTGCTACCGCTACTGCAACAAGGACTCGTCCAGGTGCAACGCCATCCCCAACAGATACGGCAACACGCACACGTCCAGGCGCCACATCTTCTGCCACGGATACGGCAACACGCAGCCGTGCTGCAGCAACCACAAGCCCTACAGATACGGCAACACGAAGCCGTGCTGCAGTGACTATGAGTTCCACGGATACGGCAACACGGTCCCGTACAGCTACTGATACTATAACAAGAACCCTTTCGCCCGGCTCTACAGCATCCGCCACAAATTCACGAACTGCTGGAACTCCATCGCAAACTCTAACAGAAACTCGTACTGAAACGCAAACTATTACGGAAACGCATACGCCGAGCAACGCAGCATCCCAGTCACCTACACCAGCTGTAACCCCTTCACCGACCGCCTCCGTCTCAATGTCAACGGCGTTTACTCTAAATATTCCTAGTAGTCAACAGTCAAATGCTGATACCTTGATTCGCGGCTATGTAAGCAGTTACGCAGCTCAGGCAGGATATAGCAATGCGGTAATAAATAGTGTAACGTGGGTGAACGGAGCCTATGTAGTCAGTGGCAATGTTGTTGGTGCCCAGCAGTTCCAAAGTGGTTTCCCCCTTTCGTCTGCCTATACAAGCTTGATAGCGTCTCTTGCTCCGTCCCCTACAACAACGCCAAGCTCAGCACCATCTGTCGCCTTACCAATAGGTATTGCTGTAGGAGCTACAGCACTCGGTGTTATTATAGCAGGAACAGCCATTTATTTAACCCGACAGAAACGCCGTCGTATTTCATTTGACCCCAATGCTCCAACTGTAATGAATACGTTAAAGAATGTTATACCAGCGACACGATTCTCTCTACCTACTGCCATACAACCTGTAAATAATGAAGGCTATTATGATCCCGAACAGGCAAGTCGCCCCATTAGCTTCCAGGAAAATAGCCACGTACAGACGCTACAGAAACAGGCAAGCATGCCTGCCGCTGAACTCAAGGCACGCATTAACTTTGTACCTATTAACAATACTAAGCCAGCATTTGATAAGGTTAAGATGTCAACTTCAGTACCATCATCCCCTCAGATTCCTCACGGTTTCCAACAATCCCTGTCAACGCGGCAACTCACTCACCCGTTTATGTCACGGCGGCATACGTTGCCTCCCCCACCAGCAAGTGAGTTTGATTTGAATAGGGATTCCCCTTCACTACAACCACCACCACCACCTCCGCCTGAGTATGAACCTAGAACCGCATTTAGTGCTCTGCCGTCTCGGCAAAATTATCCACTGCCACCATTAGAGTGAGCAGATGGAGGGTATGAATGTAAATGGAAAGCCGAAACGTGCTCCCAAACAAAAAGTGTATACTGTTGATACTCGTAAACCACGAGCAAATGCGGAGTTATCGGTATTTTTGAATGCTGCCAACGAATTTCAGGAGATTTTGCCTAGTATAGCTCCACGCAGGGCACCAATATATCGTTATTTTCGTTACATTGGACGTGATGAACGTGATAGAATAAATGGTTATCCAGGCGGAAAAGACGCATTAGAACTACTATTTCGTGCGGCAGCAGGAGCTCCGCCTCCTCCACCACGTGCGGCACCAATGGCTCCTCAACTTCCTCCTGCGCCGGCAGGGTCGCAGGGCAGTTATGGTGCAATGCACGAGGATGATAGTATTGATGATTTAGCAAATACTTTAGCAGAGCAAGGTGTTGCTTCACAGGGTGAGTTTGACGAACTTGCGGCGCTAATGGAACAGAAGGCACAGATTGGCGGCAGACGCCGAACCAGACGCCGCCAACGTAAGTCCCGCCGCCGCCGCAGCCGCCGTTGAAAAATTGAACACAAATAACCGAAATGAACCATAGGATACAATGGTTGATTCCGTCCAAGTCCAAGTCCCCCGTAATATTATTTATGCGCTTCGTCGCATACTTCTAGCCATAGAGCAAAATCGAAATTGTACTCGGCATATGATACAAGGTGTTATTCAACTTCTACGTCGCATTTATTTACTTATAGTCAGTACAGAAACCCTTGTTTTCGTAAATCCGCCCGCAGGTGAATTCGAACGTTTAGTTAGACGGCTAGAACGCTGGGTTGTTCAATGGGAAGAGCGTGCGCCGATCGATACAGAAATAAATGCCTTAATTCCAATCTTCTATGAAACACTCGCTTGGTCTCAGCAACAGGATATACATAATAACGCAGAACTTGTAAATAAGTATATGAGAAACGCCCGCTTAATATATGATGCACCCCCAACTGTTCCGCAAATACTCAGAGAGGCGGTTCAGCAGCAGTAAAAAAATTGAACCCAACGGGTGGGCTTTAAGCCCAACGCACTTCCCTTACACTTAAAGAACGCAACGCAAATGGATCCCTACTTCCGCCCTACGGCACTCGACCTTCTTCCTTCGAATATCAACCGTCTTATTGTCTGCGGCGAGTACGGTTGGCAGAACGTCTATCACTACTTCCTACACTCTTGCTATGCTCAGCCTGATGCCAGTTACTGGATTCAGGCTGTGTTTGAACTGTGGCGCAACGCCGTGATGCTTATCATTTTGACGACGATGGTTCTTTCCATCTTTGTCGGTCTAACTCTCACTGTTAATGCTGTCGTCTGGCTGATCGCACAGGGAGTCAAGAATGCCGCAACTGAGCATGAGCTCCACACCGCAGCACGCGTAACGCTGAAAAACAAAAGCCAGAAGGTCGCCGCTTAAATCTTCATATCATCAAGCCCCGCCGCCAGTCCACCTAAATTATTGTTAGAAACCACAGAAGACGGTGAGTCGCCAGTCTTTTTCTTTTTCTTAGGGGGTGAGGGTGCCTTGGGAGAGGCAGTCTTAGGCGCCGCGTCACCCGCTGCAACTAGACTCGGTGGTAATTTCGCAGAGGCATCCAAACTAAACTTAGATGCCACAAGGTCCTTGAGTTTTACGGGCTGTGCTGCCGCCATCACCGACAGGCACATATGACCTTTTTTATTGCTGCGGGTATGAACCTTCAGACGAATACGAATCCGTTGTGGGCATTCGAAATAGGGGACGCCAAACTCGCAGGTATCTTCACCGGTATGATAGAGTCCCTTGCCGTCGACCTGAATATACTGACATCCCTTCGCCTTATAAAGCTGCGAAATAGTATTATCACCGCAGGAAATATACGTATCTTTGAACTCGGGTGTCTCTTTCTTAATAGCGGTCCATTCCGAGTGGGTTACAGGATGTTCTAGAAATGTAGGTGTTTTGCCTCCAAAGAGGTTTGCCGCACCAATAATTGTTTCAAAGACGGTCTTGGATACCGGTGGAATCTTACCAGCCCCCACACCAACCCAAACACCCTCCTTATTCTTATCGAGCTTCATCTGCATCCAATCGGGTGTAGGACGCTTTGCCTCCACGCCAATATCACTTTCTGCGCGCCAATTGAGTTTGATATCAATATCCGCACCACAGCCGCCCAAGGTCTCCAGTGGTTGTGTATTGAACGGAATTTCCATATAAGGCGATCGTACCGTTTTACAGGTCTTCGCAATCTTGATTTCATAGTTCTTGCCGGATACAGAACAACCAGCACCTGCATCACCAATAGGGCAACCGTCCGCTAAAGGGCTTTTTACTTTCCGCGTCCTTTTCGGCGGCATCACCCAATCTACAAGTGTCCTAGAATATTTTATACTCTTGGACATATATAAGTCCACCCCCTAATAAAAAAAGATATACACGCCAAGCTTCTCATTTTTTTAGACAGAATAGGTATTCTTTCACTCCACTATCCGCATTGTATTCGTACGACTTGAAGCGTTTGTAGTCAGTCTCTACAACCGAGACTGTGCCATACTTTCCCATAAGCGCCAACATCGCTTCCTTAGAAATCAAACTCTCACTGCTGTATGATAGAAAGATCCACTGCGCCTTCAATCGGCTAAATAGTTTCTCAAATGCTGCAACAACCTCCTTTTTCTTACAGAACGGTGACATAAAGCAGACTTCTGGAATGCCTGTGACGCCATCACGTAGTGCCGTTGTTGTTTGTACAACCGGTGGAAGTGCAAGAATATTGAGTGGGAAGTAGTTTTTAGAATATTGTCGTTCGTTATATGGCGGATCAAGGTACACCATATCTGCCTCTACGGCGTCTAAAAGCGAATCCGCCAGCACGTCGCTATGATAGCATAGAGACCCCGTTGCTGCGGGTATACGCAGTGTATGAATCGGCTCAAATACCAATGCCTTTACTGCTTTTTCTTTGAACTGCTTAAGAAAGCAGCCATAGACTGCAGGTACATTGCTGACGGCATCCGCACTTACAAGCAATGACGCAAGAAGAAACATATAATCGTCCTTTCGCTCAGGATTCATCCCAAATTCTGTCTCAATCCGTCGCCGGATATAATCAATACGACGGGCATTATCAACAGTAAAGAACATACGCGGATTTCCATCGTGCGGACTATATTTGCGTGTAATCACGCCCATAGTATCTGTATCATCACCCAAATACGTCCCATTTGTCAGATCATTATTCATTCGCCGAATAAATGACTCGCATTCCGATGTGTAAACTGACCGCGTAAATGCGTGAACAATGACCGAACTATAGAGTTCGGCATCGTTACCAATAACAATTGCCTCACAAGTACGAAAATGGTGCGAGACAATACCGGTGCCACCGAATAGATCAGCAACACGTTTACCAGCAAAGCCACTCCACTGTGTTTTCGATAGAATCGTATCCTGAAGCCATTCTAGCAGCCGAAACTTAGAGCCGATATAGTTTAGACGTTTTACAGTTGCCATTTACTTTAATTAATATTATAAATAAGTGCGGTCAATTTTTAAACAGCCCGAGAAATAGGATGGATTATTCAAAAATGACTCGTAAGGAATTGACAAATGAGTGTAAAAAAATAGGTATTAAAGGTTATTCTACATGTAAAACAAAATCAAATGTATTAAAACTACTTACCGGTAAGTCGAATGAAGTAAATAGAAAAACACGTAAAAATGCGAAAATTGATGCAAATAAACCGGTGAAACATTCGCCCAAAAAGACAACAATGACACTACAAACGGAGGATTTAGGTAAGCAATTTGAAATGGCTATTTGTTTGACATATGATACTCCCTATGATGGACCCTATAAGTATGGTATGGATGTTCCGCGTTCACTTGTTCCACGCCTTGAAAAGCTTAAGGAATACTTTCCACCTTGTACTCATACTGCTGCTGCCGGTGCTCGTTACGATTTTACTGGTATTGCTGATACAACACGACACCTAAGTGCAAAGACTACTAAGAAGGATGGTAAAGTTGCTCCACAGGTTATTGGGCAACCCAAGCCAGCTAAGTTTTGTGAAGTCATTGGTATACCATATACAAATATAGCAGATCTTAAGAAATATATTCAGGAAAATATTGTAACTATTCTACCGGTACTTATGGATTACACGTTTAATTGCCCAAATCTTTATTATAATAAGTCAAAGAATACAATTCGATTTATTGAGTTAATTCTGCCGATACCTTGGAATGAGATGAAATATGAATGGACACGGTCTCCTGAAATGTGGAATAATTCATCAACATTGAAGATTATAAAACCTGATGGTAAGAAAGTGTCCATTCTTGAAGTTCAGTTTCATTCAGCAAGCCGAACCAATATGGCAATCCGCTGGGCATATGAGGAGTTTCTGAATACCTTTTATAGTCATTTATCAATTAAAGACCTATAGAAATTGATTCTATTTAAGCCCAAATCACTCATATTAATATAACAGCCCCATAAAGAATGGCAACCACCACTATCAATTTACAGGTTACAGCAGACTTTGTCACCCCACCACTCCTTATCAATGCAAGCGCAGAGACGTGTGTCAATGTCCTACTGGCAGGTGTGGCAGCGGTCGAGTGTGCAAATGAAACAGTAAGTACTGCTACAAACGCCTCACTGACCGCAAAACTTACTGCAAAACACGATGCCGCTCTAGCACGTGTACAAAAGGACGCTGATGCGGAAAAACTGCGGCTTCAGAAAGAGATTGAGAAACTCCAAGCCGACGCAAATCTTGCCAAGACTCTACGTGTAGAGGCTGAAAATCGTGTAGCAGAAGCAACGGCGCACGCTAGACAGCAAGCGTACGCCGATGCTGAGGAGCGTATTTGTAAAGCGGTAGAAGAGAAACAGAAGGCTGATACGAAGGCTGCAGAGTTTCAGAGTCAATTGATGACGGCAGTGATGGCAGAGAAACAGCGCACCGAGGAGTTGGTAAATGCTGAGCGTGAACGAGCTGATAGACTGATTGAGGAGAAGAATCGTACGATTGAGGTTTTACACGGAATTAGCACAAGTTCGTCGCAAAAGGGTGGTGTTTATGAACAGAAGATTAGACACTGTGTTCTACACGCGTTTGGAACTGCCGATAAGTTTGATATACTAGAAAAGAAGTATGAGTCTGGTGATCATGTTTTTGAATGGGGTGAATATAAGGTAATGGTAGAGGACAAGGATAAGAAGGAGATCGATGCGGAAGATATGCGTAAGGCGCACCGTGATTTTACAAATCACAGTGAGTGTGATGCTATGATATTTATTAGTGCGCGGGCGCATATTCCGAAGCACCAGCGACCTGGTGATATTGATATTGCTATTCACGATGGACGTCCAGTTATTTATCTAGGGCACTTTAATAACAAGGAGAACCGTATTCTGTATCTACAGTCTCTTCAACCGGTGCTGCGCACGCTTATTGAGCTTACAAAAAAGACCGCCGATAGTCCAGATATTATGAATGAGAAGCTGAGTGACAAGCTTCGTAGCGTTCGTCAGCATTTCGTTTATAACGAAACGATTATCAATGAGTTGGTAAATAAGGCAAAAGCGGCAGAGCGAAATATTAAGGGATCGTTAGATGAACTTATGTTAACCATTGTCAATGTACAGTCAACATTTAAGAATTCCCTTGCGTCTATTGTAACCGATGAAGAAGTATCTATGCCTACGGTGGATGAGGTACCAGCCGAGGAGACAACATCTACAGTAAAGGTTACGGGCAGAAAATCTGTGCCAAAAAAGAAAAGCACTTAATCAACCTGTATATCATATACAATCTTTAATAGTCTCTTGAATAATTTTACATCATCGTCGCGGTTCGCATTTTTAATACGATAGTATAGAACATTACTATGATTAGGGATATTCTCAGTATAACCATCGCATAAATAAGGCATTTGGCTATCATCTACTCGAGTAATTTGCGTAAACTTTACAAGATGTTCTGTAATAAGAACATCATCGAGCGAATTTTGGTTTGGATATGTTGCTAGAGTATTTGCTACATCTTTGCTCATAATTACACCAGTTCCTGATATAAATTGATTGAATACAACGATTCCCGCAGCACCAGATGGTGGAATTTTTTGTGCAAGCTCAAAAAAATTATACATATTCCAAAAGCTTGAAATATTTGTTCGAAGAAGGTGATCATATTCATACCGCGTGTTTAAATATTGGATAGCACTGACCAATTTATCATACATTCCAGGAATCAAGCATTCTTTGCCTTTGACATATAGAAAATGACCATCCTCAAGAATATCCGTTGAAAGATCTTCTTTCATTTGAAGATAGAAATATTTATAGTTGTATTGTTGGCATATTTTTTCATTATACCGTTGACTTAGTGTCATAAGTTGTTTATACTGCGGTATATCATCGGAATATAGAATCAACGAAAGAATTTTCATTATATAGTATTAACTTAATACTGTATATTTAAATGCCCTATAACTCGTTTTTCGCGCATTTTTTCTGCGCTATTTTTGACACAAAGAATCTGCGCACAAAAAACTACGTAAATTTTGCGCGCAGATTCTTTTGTTTAAAAAATTAAGAAAATATTTGCGAAAACTTCGCGGTTTTTCTGCGTGCGAAAATCACGTCGATTCATTAATCTATAGATTAATGAATCGACGTGATTTTGCACGTGAAAAAGCGGCATAATTGTGATGTTTTTGTGTGTTTTTTTTGTTTTTGCAGAATTTGCACGCATTTTTGTGTAACTTTTTTGCGCGCAGATTCTATGTGTCGAAAAATAGCGCACAAAAATCGCACATAAACGAGCTGTTAAAATTGTTATCTACTTAAATATAATATATATATTATATATATTATAATAAATGATGCCCGATCATATTTATATTTTACATTATACGCCATTAACACAAAGAAAAGAGTATCTTCTCAATAAATTTAAAGAATTGAATATAACGAATTATACCTTTTACGAAGAGTATAACCGTGATGTAATAACACCTGAGACAATAGAACAATATTATAAACTAAAAGAAATAAATAAAGTACAAATATGTATTACAATTTCTCACTTAGAAATATATAGAAAAATGATTCAAGAAGGGTATGAACAATGTTTAATATTAGAAGATGACGCTAGATTATGTGACGATTTTAGTAATAAACTAAAGTCATATATGGAAACACTTCCATCCGATTACAATCTAGCATTTCTAGTGGATGGATGTGCAATGCACTCACCCAATATAGTACCGGATAAAATATGGTATCCAGCAATTTGGTCACGCACCTGCTGTGCTTATATTATCAATAAAAAAACGTGTGAATTATTGTTAGAAAAAGCTATACCGTTTACGAAAGTTATTGATCACGAATTAAATAAACAGATATCCGATAATAATCTAATTGTGTATTGGTGCGAACCTACAATTGTTCATCACGGAAGTGATGGTAATTATAGTGGAAGTTATAGTTATTAAATTATTAATTTATTTTCTACAACGTTAAAATTTATTTCTGGTACAAACTCATGAAACATACCACCTACAAAATGTATAAAATAATTAGTACTTGCATATATGTCTAAATTATCCAAATCAATCGCATTATTAATATTCAACGATGATTCTAAGCTCCATATTGCATTCCATTTATTATCTAAAATAAGATATGTGTCTGCCAAATGAAATTCATACCCTATTGATGCCTGTTCAAAATGGTAACCATGTCGATGATCTACAATATATGAACTATATTTGTTATAAATAGATTCAAGAAAATCTCTATGTTTTAATGGTTGAAATATCATTACACCTGTATTAAATAACTTGTCTGTTTCGATATGTTTACCCAAAATATGATAATAATAATCACCGGCGCTGTTATAATTTGTCTCATTGAATCTCTCCATCTCAAGGCGTGCTATAGGTGTAGGTTGGCTAAATTCATCAACTATACCAATCTTATCACCATAGTTATAGGCTAAGTGTAATGAAGGTGCTTTAGGATTTATAACAATATCAGCATCAACAACAATAATATAATTATATTCATTACTCCATGGCTGACTACATACTAATATTTTATTAAATGTAATAGCATCTTTATGGGTAAGCTGCGGATCAAGATACTCTGTAATAAGTCTAAAATGATACCCACACCTTATAGCATACGCTTCGTGACTAGGACGAAAAATACGATTATAATGTTCTAAATATTTTTCACCTATTGCTATTACAACAAGGGCTACTTTCATTTCTTATTAATATAGGAAATAAAAATAGGTTCTAACCGTATCTACATACAAATGGGGCGACCATAAACATTTTTAAAATGCTCTAGCCAATATTTATAGGTTTTATAATCTGCCGGAGTACCCCAACATATATATCTATCTACAGCAAACACCTTCACCTTATAGCCGCGCTCAATTAATGGATTCAGTAGATCATCTACATAATATTCGCCATTTGTGCGAATATTCTTCTCGTAGATATCCTTGAGCCCCAAACGATAAATAGATGTCTTGCGGAAAAACATCGTACCAATAATAGCGTGTACCGCTCCTGGAAGCGGCTTCTTTACACTCACGTGCCGGATCGTATTCTCAGTATCTACGTCCATCCACGCATACATATGCGGAAACAGCTTACCCGTTGGATTATTTGTAAACGACCATACAATCACATCGACAGATTGATCATTTTCCAGTTTTAAATAATCAATAAATTTGTAATCTGCGCCATTGTCACACGCACTAATCATAATTGGTTCGTCATCTGTAATGCCTGCTTGGTCGAGCCCAATCTCACACGTACACGCCTGTCCCTCCGTCGTATCCGCAATCTTGATAATCTTAGAGTCAGCCCATCGCTCCTTAAGCGCTGCCTCAAGTGGGTACGCTGCCAGATGCTCTTCTAAACAAATAAAGACCTGACGACGGCACTCTGGAATACATTCTACCGCACGCACTATCATAGGTTTACCATTCACGTCTAGAAGCGGCTTGGGGTCGGTAAATCCATCCATCTTGAATCGGTTTCCACGTCCTGCCAACGGTAAAATAAGTGTCGCACAACTTTTAGGCATAAAATGGCATGCCGCATCTTGAAAGTGCTGGCTCCACATATTATAAATCGCCAAGTCGTGCGGCGTACCCCACTGTAGCATCTTCTCAATCTCAAATGGTAATATACACTTACCGTCTTTTATCATATGATTGTAGACAAGGCTCACATAGAACTCGCCATTCTTCTTGCCTGCATCACCGCTCATCATCAGTGCCTTAAAATACTGCTTAACGTACTTTCCGTAACGGAAATAGTAAGTACCATTGGAAGCGTACTCGCTCATACGATTCTCCGTAAACGGTTCCTTCTCACGCACTTCCAGCACGTGTCCATCTACATCGCACCGTAAAAACGCGTAGTTATCCGTTCCTAACATATGAGGATGGAATCCACGGTACGCTGCAATTGCACCATCCGCCCCACTAGCGTGAACTGTCTCTAGAAACGTCTGATAATTCCATACCGTGCCATAATCACAGTAACTAATAATAACCTCCTCATCGTCGCCAATTATATCAAAAACTTGTGAGACCGCATATACCGGTCCAAGGCTGTGACCCTCAATAATGTGTACAGTCGCCCCATATGACTCAAGGATCGCGCGCATATTTGTCGTCTCAATATGCTGCTGGTTACAAATACAATGTACCTCAGCACCAGGAAATAAATCAATCACGTGCTTAATAATCGGCTGACCATCGACAACAATCAACGGCTTGGGGTCGGTATAGCCCGCCTCCACAAACCGGCGCCCTACGCCTGACATCGGTATAATGACCTTCATGGTTTATTTAGATCTTCGGCAAGTGCCCTTAAACCGTCTAAATCACACACAAACGGGCTATTGAGCCCACCATCAAGTGCTTCAAATTGAGATGGGTTGAAGGTTGCCGTCGCAAAGATGCCATCCGCCGCAAAGCCCGCCACATCATTATTCGACATCTTCACTGTATAAGCACCATCGATATACGCCTCAATCTCACCTATCTTTCCGTAATAGGAAGACGCGGTATCTGTAATCTTAACACGCACATAGAGCGGATAGGGACCTTCGTGCGGTGCGTGTGCCGTTATATCAGCATACCGACAGTGCGTGTGGTTCATCGTATGAACAAATCGTCTATTAATTGTTAGAAAGTCAGGTGTTGTTATACAACCCACAGCAGTCTTAGAATTGCTGAATAAGATATTTGCCATACCGCCACCAATGAATCCAATAATATGTGTGGCGGTTTGAAATAGCCCAATCTTATCAAGCGTACTGAGATTCTCACAAAATATTTCTTGGTATCCATAATTAATTAAGGTGTCTACAACCTGGTCCTCATTGATACACTTGCGCCGTGTTGTATAGTTTGTGCCGATGTTAGACGTATCATTATGAATCCAGGTGCGACGGCTGACATAGAACTTACGAGGTAGTGTGGTATTATTCGATGTAAATAACATATCCCAAATGCGACGTGCATCTGGTGACGGCGGCATATTGGACGCCCACACCCCCTCATGTGTCTTACCGTGTGTAAAGGATGAAGGTAGATACAGATGCTCGTATACTACATTCTCTTCCGCATACGTAAACTCCTTGTAGCCTAGCATTGCTAGGAATTCGGTCTGAAACCGCAGCCACTTATGGTCCTTTGGCAACAGTAGTTTTTGCTGATTATTTGTATGATGGGCTAAATACGGCAATGTATCATATAAGAAGTGAAAGTAGTTGCTCAGATTGAAGATGAAGAAGAAGTAGTGACCTGGCTTGGTCGTCATTGACATCGACTGTTGTTGCGGTTCACACGCACCGACCATTGTGGGCATAGACATAATCTGCTCATCATAAGGATTCATACCATTCACCTTACAGTTAGGATACGTAGGATTAGTTAATACTGCATTTTCTATGTGGCGTAGATATTTGATGCGGCTCATATATAAAGCCACAGATTATGGCTTTATATATGTTTATAGCACATCGTATAAATCAGCTAGATGAAACAATTGCGGCAGATGTGTTTGGCGCCGCCGATGGTATAGAGTTTGATATTCGTGATAATGGCGGAGAGATTGTTGTACAGCACGACCCTTTTTTGGGTGGGCAGCGTTTTATTGATTTCTTGAAGTTCTGTCCATCTAACAAATTCTATATAGTAAATGTCAAGTCTGAAGGGATTGAACAGCGTGCTATTGCCGACCTTGAAGCGCATGGAATCACCCAGTTCTTTCTATTGGATTGTAGTATTCCTATGATGGTTAAGCTAGGAAAGATGGGCGAACGGCGTCTAGCAGTCCGTTTTTCCGAATATGAATCACTTACCACTGTGGAAGCAATGGCGCCCTTTGTAACATGGGTATGGATAGATGTCTTTACCCAGTTGACCCTTACAAGTGTTGTAGAAATGTTTCTTCGTGATTGTGGGCTAAAACTGTGCCTTGTATCACCAGAATTACAAGGACAGCAGGATAAGGTTGTAGAGTATAAGACTCTTCTTGCGAAGCGTGGCGTGACCATTGATGCTGTATGTTCAAAACTGTATAACCGTGGTCTTTGGGGATCCTAATTACTCAAATGTCATATCAAACTTGCCTTCTCTTAATAGCTTCAGATTCTCTTCTATTGTGTCAGTGCCAATTAAATGATCATATTCATCGTCATTTTCAACAAATACCTTTTTATAGTTAATATATCGCTGCCCTCGACATTCGTTATTTAAACTCTCAAAACGCTCTACATTAGTAAATATAGGATTCCAATTATAATCGGTTGATAATGAATGGTATGTATTAATAAAATAGTCTATAGCATGAATGCCTGCCATATCTACTAAAGATTGCCCTCCGCCGTGGACACATCTAAAATTTCTATATATATCTACATTAATTAAATGAAAATAGCGTTTAGGCATATATACTAAATCATTCATTGCTCCTAAAGTGTTATAGTCTAGTAATCCATATCGGATTTTATCATCTATTTTTTTAAATTTAGACATAAAATACTTCTTAATGTAATGATCAGAACGTATATATAATATAAACTCATACAATGATAGATCTAATTCATATACAAATTGGTTTGTTTCCGCGTGAAGTTCTTCAGCTTTAGATGCAATTGTAGGACGAAAATTAGCATAAATAACATGTGGTTCATATAATTTAACTAAAAGTTTATCACATTCTGGTGTAAATGCGTAACTATTTATAAGAACATCAGTCTCTACATTAAATGCTTTCTTTACATAATTAATAATTCTAATATGAGAGTTAGAAGCAAGACGCTGTAAATCAATGGTGTGTTTATCATCACTGCGTTTACGCGAGAACTGCCCTCCACTGCGAAATGACTCACCGCTTATAACGAATAAACAACGCATATATATATATTATTTATTTATATAAATATTATATTTAACGCATTTGATCTAATGTCTCCTTATTGCTGTTCGGAAACCTGCCTTTATGAAAAGATGAAACTTAAGAGTTTACTATTCCCTTTGTTCGTAAGATGAATCAACCTTCACCTTGCACCGAATAACTTAAAAAATGGTTTACCATCTTGAAGCGACCGACTGTTTACAAGATCATTATATGTATAACCCCATATCATATTTCTGATATCCCCTTCAATGGAAGGATTCTCCTTTAGTTCTGGGCATTCCTGATAACACATTACGGCTATTGTACGTTCAAACGCAATTGCGTCGTTCTTATTATCTATTATATATATAAGCCTTGATAATTTATATTTCTCGTCCAATTGAGTTAAAAATGCTTTATCTATAACTATTATAGCACCTAAACACCCATTCCACGCTTTACTATTATACAAATCTACTAACGGTTGACTATTATCTAATGTATTTAATTGCCTTATTATTAGATTAGTGTCATCGTAAGCATGCGTTTCAAAATGCCATATAAATTTTACTTTATTTATTGTACTAAAATCAACATAACGATTAAAAATAAAACCATCGTGTATAATTACAGCCTTGGAGTAACCCTCTATTTTTAAAAATTCGTAGTACGGTGAATATAATCTAGCTTCAGAATATTCTGCTTGAATGATCTCGCAATTTTCTAATGGTATTGTTGAAGCGCACGAAGAATTACTATCAATAATTTTGATATGTGTATCAGGATAAAACTTACGTATTGATTTATATGATTCTATCCAATAATTATCAAAATATGGAGTTTCTACCTTTCTTAACATAAGAAAACATAGAGACATTTATATATTAAGTGCATTTTTTTATCTAATTCGTTTGCCGCAATTTTTCCTTATCCCAATTTACAAGCTCAGAAACCTGTGCATCTGACAAGAAGTTAGCGGGTAGTGCGACGTGAAGATAACTCAGGAGAATTTCATAGATA